CTGACGCCTTCCTCCAGGGTGCGACTTGGCACGAAGCAAGAAAAGCCCGCCGACGACTTGGCAGATTTCTTCGCCCGCCATCAAAGCGGCTGAGAAGGCTGGCGTCATCCCCGAGATTGACGAGGGGCGAGCCGCTCAAGTCTTTGACTTCTTCGAGAGCCTCTTGCGTCACAGCAAGGGGCAGACGGCTGGCAAACCGTTCACGCTGATGCCGTGGCAGAAGAACGTACTCGGCAACATCTTCGGCCGGGTGAAGCCCGACAAGACTCGGCAGGCTCGGGTGGGGTACATCGAATTGCCCAAAAAGCAGGGCAAAAGTACAACCCTCGCCGGCATCGCCCTGTATGGGCTTGTCGCTGACGGCGAGCAAGGTGCCGAGATCTACGGTGCCGCCGCAGACCGTGAGCAGGCTGGCATCATCTACCGCGAGGCTGCGGCGATGGTCCGCTCGTCGCCTGCGTTGTCTCGGGTGCTCGAAGTGATCGACTCACGGAAGACGATCATTCACAAGGCGACGAACTCCTTCTATCGCGTGCTGTCGGCGGATGCGTTTCGGGCGGAAGGCTTGAACATCCACATGCTGCTTTTCGATGAGTTGCATGCCCAGCGGGACCGGCGGCTCTGGGATGCGTTGCGGTACGGCGGCGCGGCTCGCCGGCAGCCGCTGATCCTGTCGATCACGACGGCGGGCTTCGACCGCAAAAGCATTTGCTGGGAGCAGCACGCCTACGCGGAGAAGTGCATCGCAGATCCGGCGTTCGACCCATCGTTCTACGGGTGCATCTACGCGGCCCCGCCCGAGTGTGCGGCCGATGGAACGTGGAAGACTCCGAAGGTCTGGCGGATCGCCAACCCATCGCTAGGGGAGACGATCACTGAGGAGTCGTTCGCGGCGGATGCCCGCGAAGCTGAGCAGAGCCCGACGAAGCTGAACTCGTTTCTGCGGTACAGGCTTAACGTCTGGACCACGCAGGACACGCGGTTCTTCAAGCCGGATGCGTGGGCTTCGTGCGGCGGCCCGCTGCGTGAGTTCGGCGACCGCCCGGTGTATGCCGGGCTCGACCTAGCCAGCACCTACGACCTCACCGCCCTGGTGCTCGTCTGCCCCGACCCTGAAGACAACTCGCTTGACATCCTGCCGTTTTTCTGGATTCCCGAGAGCAACGCAGCCGAGCGGTCGCATCGCGACAAGGTGGACTACCTCGGGTGGATTCGAGACGGGCACATCCGCGTCACGGACGGGAACGTGACCGACTACACGGTTTTGCACCGTGATATTGCGGAGATTTGCGGGCAGTACAACGTGCGGCGGCTGGCGGTGGACTTGAAGTTCAACGGTCAGATGCTGGCGAACATGCTGCAAGGGGATGGGGTGGACGTGGTTGGATACCCACAAGGCGGTCGCGCCATGTCGGCACCCTTGAAGGCACTCGAAAACCTCGTGCTGGCCGGCAAGGTGCGGCACGCCGGGCAGCCGGTGTTTTCGTGGAATGCGTCGAATTGTGCGGTGGCCGAGGACCGGCACGGCAACATCTACCCCAGCAAGGCGAAGAGCACGGAGCGAATTGACGGCATCGTGGCCTGCTGCGAAGGCATCGCGGCGTGGATGGGTGCTGAGCAGCAGCCGAGCGGTACGCCTGAAATCTTCTTCATATGATCGCCCCCGCCGACACCCGCATCCTCTGGCTCCCCGGCGAGTCCCGCATGTGGGATGACGAGCCATCGAGCCGGTCGAACGCTGGCGTGCGGATTGACGAGACGAACGCTCACCAAGTCGCGGCGGTATTCGCCTGCCTGCGGGTGATCGCGGAGACGGTGGCGGGTTTGCCCCTGCATGTACTGGAGCGGACGGCTGGGGGCGGGAAGCGGATCGCCCGCGAACTGCCGCTCTACCGGCAACTGCACAGCCAGCCGAACGGGTGGCAGACGAGCTTCGAGTGGAGGGAGCAGTCGGTATTCCACGTCGGCTTGTGGGGCGACGCCTTTGACGAACTGAAGGCGGGGCAGATCGTGCCGCTGCATCCGAGCCGGATGAAGGTGGAGCGGATCGAGAACGGGAAGCTGCGGTACAAGTACCGCGAAGACAAGGGCACCGAAACCGTCTACGCCGATGACGCGATCCTCCAGATTCGCGGCCCGTCCGATGACGGCGTGAACGGGATGAGCGTGGTCGCGGAGTGCAAAGACGCCATCGCACTAGCCCGGGCGTGCGAGTTGCACGGGGCACGCTTCTTCGCGGCCGGTGCCCGGCCTGGGTTCGTTCTCTCGACCGATGGGCAACTCAACGCGGAGGCCCGCGAGGCGTTGCGGTCGCAGTGGGACCGGCGGCATGGTGGAGTGGGAAATTCCCACAACACGGCGGTGCTGACCGGCGGGCTCAAGCCTTACGACATTCCGCAGGCGAGCAATACCGACAGCCAGTTCATCGAGCTTCGCCGCTACCAGCTTGAGGAGATCGCCAGGCTGTTCCGCGTGCCTGGGCATCTGCTTGGCATCGGCCCCGCGACGCCGGATGGCGACATCGCGTTCGTGACCCACTGCATTATGCCGTGGCTGCGGCGGTTCGAGTCGGCTTTCATGCGCGACCTCATCGCGGAAGACGACCGCTATCTGATCGAGTTCGACGTGCGTGGGCTGCTGCGTGGCGATGCCGCGAGCCGGTCGGCGTACTACCGTGCCATGTGGGACATCGGCGTCGTCAGCACGAACGACATCAGAGCGACCGAGAACCTTGACCCGGTCGAAGGCGGCGACGTTCGCTACCGCCCGTTGAACATGGGCACGCTTGGCGAGCAGCCGAGCGAAGCCGACGTGCTGGCCCAGCAGCAGCCGGGCAGCGAGATCGACGGCCAGGCGGTCGAGGGCGGGCTTGCCGCTGCGGCTGGCGAGCCGGTGGTGCCGGCGACGCCGGGCGAGCCTGTCGAGACCGAGGCTCCGCAAGTCGCCGACGTGTCGCTGAACGGCGCTCAGATCACGGGGCTCATTGCGATCATTCAGTCGGTGGTCGATGGGCTGGTGTCGAAGGACGGTGCGGCTGCGATGGTCGCTGCGGCGTTTCCGAGCATGAATGCCGCACAGATTGCGGCGATCCTGGCCGGGGTGGTGGAGCGTCAGCCCGCGCCCGCAGCGGACCCTGCGCAGTCGCCGCAGTCCGAGCCGGTGCCCGCCGCCCCGGCGGATCGCTCCGAAGACCGTGCCGAGCCCGGCACCGTGGCAGAGGGTGACTTCGTCTCGTGGGATTCATCCGGCGGTCGCGCTCGCGGGCGGATCGACCACGTCATGGACTACGGAACGCTCGACATCCCCGGCACGGACTTCAAGATCGAGGCGAGCGAGGAAGACCCTGCCGCCCTCATCACGGTCTACGAAGAGGTGACCGGCGGGTGGCGGGCGACCGAGACGCAAGTCGGTCACAAGGTGGCCACGCTCACGAAGATCGACCCGCTTCCCGAGCCGCCGCCGGTCGAGGAGAACGCCTACGGCAAGCCGAAGCGGAAGGGGCGGAAGCGTGGCGAGTAAGTACGACCACATCGACTTCACGCCCCCGGCTGGCGTGCGGAGTGAGGCACAGAAGGGGCTTGATTGGCGAAGCGAGTACGGACGCGGCGGCACTGCCGTCGGCGTCGCCCGAGCGAGAGACCTGAGCAACGGAGTGAACATCTCGCCCGAGACGGCGAAGCGGATGAAGGCGTTTTTCGACCGGCATCAAACGAACATCGGAACGACGGGCTGGAGTCCAGGCGAAGACGGTTTTCCCTCCCCAGCCAGGATCGCCTGGGCTTTGTGGGGCAGCGACCCCGGCTGGGCGTGGAGCCGGAAACTGGTGGAGCAGATGAACGCAGCAGACGAGAACGCAAGGAGCACGACGATGAACATCGAGCGACGCAGTCTGGCGATTGACGAGGTGGAGTCGGCGGTGCCGCTCCTGACGGTCGAGAGCCGCAGTGCCGAGGACGGCAGCGAGCGGGAATACATCGTCGGCTATGCCGCCAAGTTCGGCGTGAACAGCCTCGACCTGGGCGACTTCATCGAGCGGATCGACCCGCGTGCGTTCGGCATCGTCTCCGAGCGGCGTGGCCGCAAGAAGGCGTTGGAGACTCGCGCCCTCTGGAATCACGACGCCAACTTCCCGCTGGCTCGCTACCCCGGCACGCTGTCGATGAGCGTAGACGAGGTTGGGCTGCGGTATGAGTTCCCCGTGCCCGACACGACCTACGGGCGGGACATCGCCAGCAACATTCGGGCGGGCATCGTCAAAGGCTCGTCGTTCAGCTTCACCGTCCCGAGCGGCGGCGATGCGTGGGCGATTGAGGACGGCCGCAGCGTGCGGACGATCACCCGCATCGACTCGCTTCTGGACGTTGGCCCGGTGACGTTTCCGGCCTATCCCGATGCTGACGTGACGGTGGCCCAGCGGTCATTCGACCACTTCCGCAAGGAGCGGCGTCGGCACGACGAAGCCCGCGAATATGCCGCGAACCGTGCGGCTTTCTACCGTGACGTACTGAGGCAGCATGGCCGCTAAGTCAGGCGACGCCTGTCCGCTGTGCAAGGGCGGCAAGTTCGTGGTCGCATCGAGCCAGCGGTCAGGCGACTACCAGACCCGCTACCTCCGCTGCCGGTGCGGCAACACCGACAAACACATCTTGCCGGCGGCTGAGATTCGCCGCGTGAAGGCGGGCTGAGTTCTTTACTGCCCGCGCTCGTGTATCTGCATGGGTGCCCCCCGCGAACCCTAGTTTCGACCGTAGGCGATGCGTCCGCGTCGCCACGAATCGCACTAGGAGATTCCGCCGTGGACAAGATCAAGGCTCTGCTGGACGAGCTCGCCGCTG